TCACAGCCACCCTAGCATGGTCAGGCCAGCGGTGATGAAGGCGGCCGCCACCATGGTGGAGATCAGCGCCACCACGACGACAGCGGGGCCGCACCCGGTAGGTAGCGCATCATCGAGAGGGAACGGGCGGTTCAGTGCCATGGGCCGCACCCCAGCGATGGGCACTGCGCCAGGCCGGCGATCACGCCATTGGCAAAATGCAAGACGGCGGAAACGGCGCCGGCGCACAGGATGGCACGGGCGATATCGCGGGGAGACAGAGCCATCACGCCGCCACCCTAGGTTCGCGCAGGATGCGAACGGGGATGCCGGCGCGGGTGCAATCGACGCACCAAGCCGAACCGGCGCGGGCCGTCCACCCGACGGGCAGGAGCGCGTCCCCACTGAAATGTTGGGCACCGCAACTGGTGCATTCGAACGTCGCGACCGACAACATCGGCGACGGGGCGGTGGCGGATTTTGTCCGGGTGACCATGGGCGATATCCTCAGGCAAAGGGGCGGCGCTTCCGGAATCGCGTCCGGCAAGAGCAGCGGGTTGTGGGTGGTGCGGCGGGCTGTACTGGGCCCGGATCACCCGGAATCTTCGCGCGGCGAATGTTCGCTATCGTCGAACAGGCCGGGCTGATCGGGATCGGGCGCGGGCGGTTTGTGGAGCAGGGCCATCACCACCTCGCGCGGCATCGGGCGCAGGGGCAGGGTGACGGCGGGATCGGGGATCGCGCTGGGCGACAGGCCATAGTCATAGGACAGGCTGGCCTTCCACGTGTGGCCGCACATCGTGTTGCGGCACTGGTAAAAGATGTCGCGATGCTGGCCGGTGACTTCGCGCGAGGATCGGCGCTGGCCCCAACTGCGGCAGTGCGGGCATCGTATATCGCCCGAACGGGTCGGGGTATCGACCGCCGGCATGGCATCCCCTTCGGTGATGATGATGGCCCCCATCGTGATCAACCTTTTGCCGTTTCGCGCCGATCGAGCGCGGCGAGGCTTTCGGTGAGGGCCTCGATCGCTTCCTCGCCCTCCTCTCGCGCCTTGCGGCGGGCGGCCGGGGTGGCGCCGGGTGTGGCGGCCAGTACGATCGCGGACACGGCCTCGCCCGCTTCCTTGGCGGCCTTTGCGGCGGCGATGGTCAGGTCGGCCTGGGTATCGCAATCCGCGATGTCGAGGCGCAGGCCCATGACCTGATGAAACGGCGCGTGATCGCCGCCCGCCTTGAGATAGGCGCGGTCGAGCCGTTCGGCATCGATCACGCGGATCTCGCTGTCGGTGTCCGGATCGGACCAGTTGCGCACCGCGCGTTCGGTCACGCCGCACAGCCCGGCGCAAACGTCCCAGCCCAGCAGGGCGGCAACCTTGGTCAGGGCGCGGTGATAGGTGAGGGGGTCGCGGCGCTTGGTCATTTCCACAGCCCTCCACCGGGGGCGATTGTGGCGCCCCCGGCTTTGGCTACAGTCGGTGTTCCACCCACGACTGAAGGCGAATTGAAATGGCTGAAGATGTGCGCGTAACGAATATGTCTGATGGCGGTAGCATCGAGCGCGTTGCTTACGATCTTGCGGACAAAATTTTGTACTTTGCTCGTGTAAGCAACGACACTTCTTACAACACCAAAGACGCTTATCTCGACCTTTACGCGGAGTGTCGTCGCGCTGCGGGCGGACACAGAAAATTCAAGAGCGATTGAAAAGCATGAACCCGCGCGGGTTGCGCTAAAGCGCGTCGCGCGGATTGCTGCTGTCGGCCGCCTGGACGTCGTCGGCACGGGTGACAAAGCCGTGGATTGCCCTTGCCGTATCGATGAGGTTTCCACATTCATGGCGGGCCTGCAAAGCAAGGGCGACGCAACGCAGGGCAACTTCTTGCTGTTCGGGTGAACGCGGCACGATTTTTCTCCAGAGATCGAGAGGGGGTGGGCAGTCATGCTGGGCACCCAGCAGCTTTCAAAGCAGGTCCGTTTTGGAAAGAGACGCGGCTCTCTCCTCGGTCTATCCCGATCCATGCGGGCACAGGGGGCTGCTCGACCGGGTAAATGTCGGGGCGAAGCAGATGACGGGACACGCCGGTGGCGGCTTCGACGCGCAGGACGAGTTCGGCGGGCAGGCGCTTGGAGCTTTGCAGCCACTTCCACACGGTGGGTTGGGAAACGCCGCAGATGCGAGCCAGTTCGCTTTGCGACTGAGCGATCGCCAGCGCCTGTTGCAGGGCTTCAAAAGGGGTTGGTGTTGGGGCCATACCCTTGGGTATTCCAAATACTATAGCACGGTCAACCCCAAAACAAATATGGATCGCTATAGCTTAGGCTATAGGTAGATTAGGTGGCTGTCGGAGATCGTGTAGCAGCGCGCCTAGCCGAGCTGGGTATGTCGCAATCAGAGCTGGCGCGACGCGTTGAACTCGCGCAGCCCACGATCAACAACCTGATAAATCGAAACAAAGTCGGCACCAAGCATCTCCATCGCATCGCCTATGTGCTGCAGACGTCAGCAGGTTATTTGAACGGCGAAACTGACGATCCGAGCGTCGGCGCCTTGCCGGCTCCCACGCCAGAGATGATCGCCGAGCAGCTGGGCATGCGCCTGATCCCGGAAATCGATCTGGATTTTGCGCTGGGTGGCGGCGCGTTTCTCGACGGGCACGTCGACACCAACCTCGTTCCATTTCGCTCCGCCTGGCTCGATCGCATCACGCGCCATGGCCCGGCCGACGTTTTCCTGACCCGCGGTGACGGCGATTCGATGATGCCGACGATCCTCGACGAAGACGACGTGATCGTGAACCGGGCCGACAACGTCATTACCAAGCAGGACCGGATCTGGGCGCTCGGCTATGGCCAGCTGGCCACGATCAAGCGCGTGCGCCGCATGGCCGATGGCCGCTTTCTGCTGATGAGCGACAATCCGAACGTTTCCCCCATCGAGGCGGTCGAAGAGGAGCTGCATGTCGTAGGGCGGGTCGTCTGGATCGGGCGGCGCATGTGACCGAACTGCGGCCTATCCCGACGATGTCGTTGGCGGTGGTGGGTGTCCATCACCCCAACGCCGATGGGAGCAACCGGAGGTTCGAGGTCGAGCTGCTTGCGCCCGGCGATCCCGTCGACCTGGTTCCGGAACCGACCAACAAGAAGGACCCGCGCGCCGTGGCGGTGTTCGCCCGCGCAGGTGGCCAGCTCGGCTACCTCACAGCCGAAAGGTGCGGGCGGATCGGCGCTCTGATCCGGGAGGGGCGCGAGGTGCAGGCGGTTTTTCAGGCGGGAGCATCGCACGGGGCTTGGATCCGGGTGGCATTCGATGGGGCGGTGCCGGTGGTGGCGCCGGCCGCTCCTGCGCGTCGAATGGCCGAGGCGGAGCGCATTGACCCCGATCCCGAATTCTATCCCGACCCGATATGGATCGACGACTAAATGGTGTGGCCGTTTTCCCCGCCCGCCGGGCCCGTTCGGCTGACCTTTGAATTCGACGAAAGCATGGAGGTGTTAACACTGTGGTACACCCACTTGCCTGTTCTGGGTGAGACGATCGTGCTTGCCCTAAGCGAGTGGACCGTGATCCGGGTGGATCACGAGACGATCGATATGGGCGACAGGCTGGTTACGCTGACGCGGTATGTCCTGGGCGACGAGCGACTTTCGGCGACGGCCGGATAGTTGGAGGGCTTGGCACCGCCGCTTGTATGTCCGAACGGACGAGGTTGTGGCCAAGCGCCCGCCGCTCATCGCTTACGATGAATCAATAATCTCGCTCTACCGGTGGCACATGGTCACGCCTCCCGACACCGATCTTTACGTCATGCAAAACCATCTTGGCCTGATCAAGGTGGGTAAGAGCGGCAATGTGGAACGGAGACGCAAGCAATTAGCTTTGGCCGACCGATGTGAAATTGCGACCGTACACATCGTCGGGCGAGGTGGGCACCGCGAGCGTCTTATACTCGAGCTGCTGTCGCGGCACCGCGAATATGGAGAGTGGTTTTCTGGCGACGAATGTTCACGTTCTGCTGTCAGAAAGCTCACAGGCATGTCCAACCATCTTGACTGGGTGTATCCTGCGGCAAACGGGGAGGAAATCGATGACTGGATCAGTCAACTGCAAACACTTCGCGAAATGGAGAGTCGAGAAAAGCTTAGCCGGCGCTTGATCCGCGACCTGCGAACCTCTGCGCAATCTGGCAGTGCCCCCAGCGATCACTATGACTTCAAGATCTGGGAGATGATCTGGAAGTATGACAAGGGTCTCGATCCTTGGGTTACATGGTTGGATGACGGACAAGGGAATGCGGTTGGTCTGGCTACCCGTTACCGGAATGACACGCCACAGCGCCTGCCTGCATTCACTTCTAACGTTTCTGCCGCATTGTTGACGTGGCCAGACGACGAGCGCCCCGATTGTTGGACTGGTTCAGCCATGGCATGCTGCGCCCAAGGGCTGGCTCTGCGACTTACAAGGATGAGGGAACGATCACGATCTGGTGCGAACTTGCCGGCATAGAGAAGTGTCGCGGGTCAACTCGTGAACTTCCGGGCCTGCTTAGTCTGATTTTTATCTGCGCTGGCAGGGGGAGGGGCGGCACAATCCTAGGGCCGGTCATTTCGGGCCGCCGGTGCCGCGATAAATGAAATAGATCGGGTTTCTTAGGGAACGATAGGTTCCATTGCGCTTGCGGTCGCGTGTTGGATGAGTGGCAGCCCCTCAGCTTAGCCACAGTGATCGTCCGCTCACGCTGGCGATGGGACAGCGGGAAGCGATTGTCAGTAATGCCCCGTCTTTTCAGCCTTTCGCCAATAGACGGCCAACCGATAAATCGCGACGGTGCGTGGCGAAGGGTGGTTTACAATTGAGTGAACTTTCACCTTGATGCTGTCACACCTTTGGATAGGAGTTCCGAGGAGCCTTCGACATTCGATTTGCGTTTGGTCAGGTCGCTCACGAGGTGCAATCTGGAAAAAAGTCCGCACAATCAAATAGGAAAGTTAACCGAAGGCTTGTCAAAACCCGTGGCGGTTGCGATCGCCGCGCGCCATGCCTTGCGGCTTTTGACGCATGCGGTGCGGGCCGAACGCGTTTTCGCTATGCCGGTCGTCGGGTTGGGCATCGACTTATTTAAAGCAATCCTGATTTTGAGGCTTGCGGCCGGGCTGCATGAACGCGAGCTGGCCGATGCAACCGGTCTTGCCAGCGACATGGCGAATGCTGCGGCAGCGCGATATCCGTACTCAGTGATAGGTGCCGGGCCGATCAAAACCATGGCATGTTCTGCGGGTCAGGCTGCGGTCGAGCTGGCAATGTCTGACGATGAGATGGATAGGCGCAAGATATTTTCTTCTATTCTTAATGATTTTGATACTAATTTTGGATTGCTGTCCGATGGTGATAAGAAAATAACACTACAATGCATTGAGATAGATTGTCAAAAATCAATCGAAATTGGTGAAAGAATTAGACATTCTCCGCTTTGGCATCATAGGCAAACACCTTCCATAGCGAAATCTATTCATTATGGGCAACATTTTGAACGCCAAGTTCCGGAATGGTTTGTTCGCTGGTACGAATTGCGTTTGGCCGGGAATGAGAAAGAATGGGGGCTGCCGGAGGCTCAAGATGAGAAGCTTTGCGCGCGGCTGATTGAGAATGAAAATCGCATCTGGGAGAAGGACTACACGGGATTCGTTGAGCAGATTACGGCATGGATGGCAGAATCGCTTCTTGAATCAGCGCCCGTTTTGATCAAGCGTAGTCTAATTGCTGTATCGAATTCCACGGGTGACGAGTACTTCAGTACTCTGCTAGTGCAATTAGCCGCGCTACGCAGTGCCGCCGGCCTAGGCAAAGTCGCTCAGCATTCAGAGGTCAGCAAAAATCCTCGTGCAGTCATCGGTGGAAATGGGCCTCCGGACTCGCTGGATGCCGAAGCCGATTTAGTAGTTAGTGAAATCTTATACGGTGAGCATCAAACAATAGCATATGCCTTTAATCGACACTTGGCAGCCGTCGAGGCGGCCGCTGCGGCTTGTAGTAGCGTGCGGTTAGCCGAGCAGGGAGGCATACTATTACGAATTTGGCTCAGGCTCCCAGAGGAATTTCGGAAGAGTTTTGTTGAAAAATCGGGGGAGATGGCCGCCGAAAAGCTATTCAATCTGCCAGGTGCGTTGATCAAATGGGGCGGGGGCTATGGCCTTCTGCTGTTGATCGTTCTCAAAGCGTTGGCATGGTAGGTTGGTTAGATGGAAGCGCTCCGCCTCATCCCTCCCCTTCCAACCCGATCCGGCTAGTGAACCCGCCCCGGCCATCCATGGTGTGTTCGACGTTGACGATGCGCCAGGCGGTGGCATCGACTGTCGATTTGAACCCGGTGGCCGTTGCGGTCATGGCCGGGGCGATGATGGCGTTACCATAGGACAGGGTGACCTCGAACGTGGCGGCGGCGCGTTTCAGGCGTTGGGTTTCGGAAGTCGCGGCGGCGGTGGCGTCTGCCTCACTGGCGTAGACGCGCTTCAAGCGGCGGCGCTTGGTGCCGCCGTGCTTCACGGTCTTGCGTTGGGCGGCGTCCTGATCGTGCCATTGGGCTTCGGCGCCGTCCTGGTCCTTTTCGCGGGCGGCGCGGCGCCATGAGTAGCTGCTGCATCGTTCGCGCAGGATGATCACGCCGGGGATCTCGCCGCCGCTGGCCGTGGTGGTGGCGTTGATTGGCGAAAAGATCAGGGTGCCATGCTTGACCGTGGCGATGGCATCGTAGCGGCGGCCGAGATCACGCAGCAGTTGCATGTCGGATTTGTTGTGCTGTTCGGCGGCGGTGACCGCCTTGCCCGACAGATCGGGGTGGCAAGCGGATTTCAGGCCCTGTTCGCCAGCGATCTTCCCCACGATGGCACCGATTGTCTGGCCTTTGAAAATGCGGGTCTTGCGGGTGCGGAATGTGCCGGTCAGGTCGGCCGACCGTGCGGTGATGCGGATCACGTCGGGCGGGCCTTCCCAGCTGACCTCGTCTACGCGGAAGCTGCCTTTGGAGACCAGCCCGGCCGTGACCGGGGTGCCGCGCTGCCAGCCCAGGTCGACGCTCAGGACCGCGCCTTCGGGCGGGATGGCGAGTTTGCCGTCAAAGTCCTCCAGCTCGATCTCGAGTTCGTCGGCTTCCTCCCCGCGCTTTTCCGACAGGCGCAGGGAGAGCAGACGTGGCTTGAGCTTGTCGGTCAGGTCGGTGCCGTCGAGCGTGACCTTCCACGCTGCGAAGGGCTGGATATAGGCTTGCTGGCCCTCGCCATCGACCAACGCCGTTTCCATCAATCGACCCGCGACAGTTCGATGGTGAAATCGTTGCGGCGCGCGCGGCCATCATCGATCAGGTTGGCCTTTTGCTCGGACAGGCGCTCGATCGTGAACGTGCCGAGGATGGTGCCGGTGCCATCGGAAAGGGGATAGGCTTCGCCCTCGTCGGCCATGGCGGCGATGGTTTCCATCGCGGAGTAGGTTCCAACGAGTTCCGGGATCAGCGCCCCGGTGAGGGTGATCCGATCCTCGCCCGGGCCGACGAACTGGCTGGCGGCACGGGTGCCGAAGCGGTCGGTGCGCTGGTGGCGCCAGTCGCGTTGCCGCTGGAGCGCATCGAACAGCGCGGTGTCGGTATCGAACACGAACATGCCAAGGGCAGCGAGCAAAATGGGTTTTCCTTATCCGGCGTCGCGATAGGATGAACCGGCGGCGCGGCGCTGCTTGCGTTCCAGCAGCTGCACCACGCGATCCGCCAGTGCCCGGGCATCCTCGCCGGGTTGCTGGTGGATGTGGATGGTTATCGCGCCCTGTGCTCCACCGCCCGCACCGCCAGAGGGCCGCGGCGAGGCCATCGACGGGCCGGACAGCGCCAGCGCGCCGGCGCCCGCCACCCCGGCGGCAAGGCGGCCCATCGAGCCCAATGGATGCCGGCCGCCGCGATCGATGCCCATGGCAAGGCCGGTGGTCATGTGTCCGCCCATTTCCATGAACAGCCGCGATGGCGACTTGATGCCGAAGAAGTTCTTGAACGCTGCCATGCCGTTGCGCGCCACCTCGAGCAGGCGATTGCGCAGGCCGAAGGGGTCGATCATCGACAGGAGGCCCTGCATCATCATGCCGCCGATCGCAGTGAGTTGCCCGGGCAGGGCGTGCATCACGTCCAGCACCCATGCCTTGCCGGTGGCGAATGCAGCCTTGATCTTGTCCCAGTTGGTATAGACGAGGTAGGCGAGGACGCCGATCGCGACGCCGATCGCGACGATTGCGAGCACCATCGGGTTGGCCAGCATCATCAGCCCCGCGCGGACTACGCCATTTCCGAGCAACAGGGCGGCATTGCGCAGGCCTCCAAAAATGGTGCTGGCTTGGGCAAAGACTGTGCGGGCGCTGCCAACGAATTTGAGGATAGAACCAAAGCCAAATTGCAGCCCGCCCAGCGCGATCTTGCCCGCGATGAACCATGTGACCAGCGAGGCAATGCCGCTGGCCAGACCGGGATTGGCGCGGGCCCAGCTGCTGACCGACTGGATCATCGTATTGACGGTGCCGAGAAATGCGGTGGCCGATGGCAGCAACGTGGCACCCAGCGTGATCGCCAGTTCGCTCAAGGTTCCCCGAAAGCTGTTCCAGGCGATGCTGGCATCCTCCGCCTCGCGCTGACCAAACGCCGCATCGACGGTGCCGCCGCTGCCCGTCTTGATCCGGTCACGAATTGCCCGGTACTTGCCCATGTTCTGGATCAGGGCGAGCACGCCCATCTGCGCCTGATGGTCCTCGAGCACGAAGCCCAGCTTTTTCAGGTCGCCACCGGTGGCCTTCTGGGTCGCTGCCGCGAACGCCTCCATCGACGACATGCCCTGTTTTTCAAACGCGCGCATCGCGGCGGGAAGGTCCATGCCGAAGTTCTTGGAGAAGGCCTTGATCACGGTGGGCGAGTTGATCTTGCCCAGCAGGTTGGAGATGTTGTTGGCGGCTTCGTCCGCACTGCCGGCGGTGTTCATCGCGATCTGCAGGGCGGCGGTCAGGTCGGCGACGGCGGGGGTGCCGGTTTCGCCAAGCGCCTGCAGGTTGGCGGTCAGCTGGGGGAACCAGCGCGCCATGTCCTTGACTTCGAACGCCCCAGCCTTGCCCCCGGCGGCCATGATATCGAGGGCCGCGCCGGTCTGGGCCAGCGGCACCTTGAGGTTGTTGAGGTTGGCAAAGGCGGCGCCTGCGCCATCGGCGAGGTCGACCTTGAACGCGGTGCCGAGCCGCCCGATCGGGCCGATCATGTCGACCGCCTGGCGCGGGTCGAGGCCGAACCCGGCCAGCACATCGACCCCGGCGCGCATGTCCTCGGGCAGCTGATGCGTGGCGCGCGAGAGGTTGAGGATGTTGGCCGCCATCTTTGCCGTCTCGGCGTTGGACAGCTCGGCCTTTTGCTGGATGTCGACCATGCCGCTGGAGAAATCCATCGCGGCCTTCCCCGCAAGGATCAGCGGGGTGGCAAGGCCTGCGCCGCCGACAAGGTTATCCTTGCCACTCGACTGCAGCTGATCGCCCCGGCGCGCGATTTTTGCGGTGTCGGCGTTGAACGCGTTGAGCCGCTTTTGCCGGTCGATCTGGGCATTGACATTGACCAGCTGGGCGGCAAGCTCGCGCTCCTTGTCGATCAGGGCGCTGACGTTGCCGGTACCTTTGCCGATGGCCATCGCGACGTCGTTCATCTGTCCTTTCAGTTCGCGGGCCTGACCGAACATGCCCTTGAGCGCTCGGTCGCCGGTCTTGCCCAGGCCGATGATGTTGCGCAGCGCGCCGGACAGATTGTCCTGCCCGGTGAACTGCACGATCAGCGAAAGCTTGTTGTCGGACATCGCGCTATTCGGCCCCGTTCATGGAATTCCAGCGTTCGACGGCACGATTGCGCCAAGCGAACAAATCACGGATGTCGAGGGCCTCCATTTCCGACAGCGGCCATTGAAAAATGGCGGCGATATCGGCCATGGCGCCCTCGATCGTCAGCCCCCGGTCAGCTTGCGCACCATCTGCTTCTGGGCCGGGCTCATAAAAAAACCGACGATGGTCCCGGCAATTTCGGCGATGTCCTCGGCGCACAGGTTCTCCGCCTCGTGCGCGGCGATTATCGGGTCGGAAATCCGCGGCACCAGCGTAATGACGGCGCCGACATCGCCATTCATCAGATCGGTCATCTTGAGCCCGCGCAACTCGCCCGCGCGGGGTTTGCGCAACGTGAGCGTCGCTACATCCCCGCCGGCGCGAGGGAGCGGTTCGACCAGCGCGATGACGTTGCTGTCGGTCGGGGGAGGCGTGTCAGTCATGGCGGGACTTTCTGATTGGATGCGGGCTGGGGTTCTTCCCCCCGGCGTGCCCGCCGATTCGCCGGGGAGAAGCTGGTGGGGAGCTTATGCTCCGATGGCGTCGCGAATCTCGGCGTAGCGATCGATGCCGAACACGATGAACAGGCCGCCGAGCAGGTCGATCTCGAGCCAGTCGAGGCCGTCGACGGTCAGCTTGTAATAGGTGCAGGCCAGCTTGTACTTGTGCTGGGTGTTGTCGCCCGGCTTGGCATTGCCCATGTCGATTTCGCTGTAGCGGCCCAGCATGACGACTTCGACCGCCTGAACCTGCCCGGTCGAATCGTCCTGATAGGCACCGGCAAAGCGCAGCAGCGCGGCATCGAGAGCGGTCGCGCCAAACTGTGCCAAGGCGCCCGCGATCAGGCCACCCATGGTGAATTCGGCCTCGAGCTTGTCCAGCCCCATGTCAGCCATGACCGGGCCGAGCATGCCGCCGCCGCGCCAATCGTCCATTTTCAGGGTCAGCTTGGGCACGGTGACTTCCTCGACGGTGCCGAGATAACCGGTGCCGTCGAGGAACAGGTTCATGTTCTTGAGCTTTGAGGGGAAACCCATCGGTCAGACTCCTTGAAAAGTGCGCGCAATCAGGCGGCCAACTGGGTCGCGAAATCGGCGTAGTATTTGTCGGTGATGCGCTGGTTGAGCTCGAGCCCCTCGAGCGGCGCGGCGGGGGTGAAATCGTAGTCGATCACCACTTTGCCTGCCGCCAGATCGGGCGCGGAGTTGAGCGCGGGATCGTACCACGCGCGCGCGCCGATGATCCGGCCCTGAGACTTGAGCGTGCGGAACCGGGCGTTGATCGTTTCGAGGACGTCGCGGATCAGGCGCACGGTCAGCGGCTTGTCCACCGCCCAGCCAAGTCCGGCGGCGATTTCGTCCTGCAGGATCTGCGAGGTGCGGGTTGAGCTTTCGAAAGCGAACAGCGGTTCGTCGGAAGTGGTGCGGTTGCCCCAGAAGCGAAAGCCCTGCCAGCGTACCAGCGTGGTGACATTGGCGGCATTGAGCAGGGCAACATCGGTGGTGGAGTCCTGGATATCGAAGAACAGGTCCTTTGAGATCCCGGTCACGCCGCCGACAACCACGTTCGACAGCGTCTTGTGCCAGCCTTGCGATTCGTCGATTGCGGCGCGCAGGCCCAGCGCGCGCGCGACGGCATCGCCCGCAAATCCACTGGTAAAGTTCGGCCAGATCAGCATCAGCTCACGATCGCCAAAGGTGCCAGCATAAGTCACGGCATCGGCGATCGTCGCGGCAGTCACCCCGGCATAGACCATGGCGCGCAGCTTCTTGGCGACCACCACCAGGCCGGCGGTGGCGGCGGCGGTATCGAGGCCGGGCGCGCCGATGATGCGCGGGCGCTGGCCGGTGCGGGCCTCGGCCGCGAGCAGGGCCTGTGCACCGGTGTAGGCGCCGGCGGTGGTGGTGCCGATCACCGCCGCATTCTGGGCCGCCGCGTCGGCCCCGACGGCGACGCGGACAACGACGACGATCGGGCTGGCCTGATCGGCGATGGCCTCGAGCGCGGCCTTGAGCGTGCCGCCGGTCCCGGCATCGCCGATCGCGGAGCGCACGTCAGTGACCAGCACCGGGGTGTCAAGCGGGAAGGCGGCGTTGAGCGCGGCGGTTGCCGCGCCGGCCGGCGCGGTCGCGGTGGCGATCAGGCCGATGGTGGCAGTCGCGACGGCCGCGATCGGGCGGGTGCCTTCGGTCAGGATGTTGGTCTTGATACCGTGCATGGCGCGGCTCCTCTAGGTGCGGATCGGGGTGAGCGGGATGGTGAGGCGGGCAAGCGAGGTGGCTGCACCGTTGGTGCGCTGGGCGGTGATTGTTACGGTGGCCTGTCCGGTGGCGGGTTCGCCCTCAATCTGAATGCGGCGCACCGTCACGCGTGGCTCCCACCGGGCAATCGCGATGGCGATGGCCATGGTGCACAACAGGCGGGTGGCAGCATTGAATGGCCGATCGAGCAGTTCGGGCAGCAGGCACCCGTAATCACGGCGCATGGTGCGGGTGCCGATTGGCGTGGTGATGATGTCAGCGATGGATTGCGCCAGATGCGCATCGCCGGAGATCGGCGCGCCGGTGGTGCGATCCATTCCGGTGAGGCTGGTCATGCCGGTGCCCCGGTCTGGGCGCCGCCTGCGGAAACACCGGAATGCTTATGATCCTTGAGACTCTTGCCGCCGCCGACCACGTCGGTGCTGGCGGTCAGCGTGCCGGTGACGATAGTGTCGCCATTGATCGACACCGGCCCGTCGATGGTCAGGCCGCCGGTCGCCTCTATCGCCATGGTCGCGCCATCGGGCAGGGCGAAGGTCAGCTGGTGCGCATCGGGATCGTAAGTCAGCGCCGCGCCATCGGCGAAGCGGATCAGCGGGGCGGCAGTGGTGGCCGGGGCAGGGTGAGTATTGCTGGTCATGCCGCCGACGACGACACCGCCAGCGACTTCGCCAGCGGGGCACAACACCGCGACCTGTTCGCCGACCGAAGGTGGCAACCACGCCATGGTTTCCCCCATGCGGGGAGCCAGCCAGCGGATTGGGGGCGTTTCGAGATCCTCATCGATCAGGACGACGCAGCGCCCGGCCGCAAGGTCGACCGACGCGACAGTGCCGAAGCGGATCAGTTCATCGGGGTCAGTGTCATGATCTTCGGGTGTGCGCATGGCTGCACAAGGGGGCAAGACCGATCTGGGCACCAGCGGGCCGCGTTGTGCGACAGGGGGTTACAACGCGGGCGGCCCGGCGATCGCGCCCACCGCGATCTTGTGGATCACGCCGTCGTGTTCGAAGGTTACGGGCACGGTGCCGGTGGCAGGGGCGAATTTGCCGATGCAGTACTTCATGAGCGCGCCCCTTCGGCCGTGGCAAGTTCGACCGTCGCCAGGCGCTGTGCCAGATCCTGCATTCCGGCCACGATCAGGGGGACGAGTTTTGACGGGTCGATCGACTGGAGAACCGGCGCTCCCGCCTCATCGATGGCGTCCTTTTCGCCGGTGACGGCATAGGGTGCGACCATCGCCAGTTCATGCGCGATGAACCCGTCAGTTCTCAGATTATGTGATTTCCAGCGAAAATTAACGGGTTTGAGGCGCAGCAACTGCGCCAACGGGTCTGCGATCGGGCGCAAGTCTTCCTTCAGCCGATAATCCGATGTGGTGTTGTAGGACGTGCCGCCGATGGTGCACGAAATCAGGCCGACTTGTGTCGCGGTGCCGGAAACGTCGCGCACGAACTGCAGCGCCGAAAAGTCCTGCGAATCGTATGCGGTGATGCAGGTTCCGCCGGGCGCTGTCGCCACGATCCTGACGTTACCCGAGCCCGGCAGATTGCTGCCCGGTGGAAGGCCCCGCGAACCGCCGATATGCACAACGCCAGTGTTCTGGATTCCGATCCGCTCAATCCCGCTGCCGTCTGTACCCAGCGCCAGTCGGTTTATCGATATTGAGTTGATGAATGGTCCGCCGGCGCCGAATGTGAGACTGGGGATGGCACCTCCAATAGTGATCGGGCCGGTAAACGTGTCTCCTGCCTTGTTGGCCGGGGTAAAGCCGAGACGGGCCAGGATGTCGGCATAATAGCTGCCGTTTTGACCATCCAGCAGATCCGCGTCGATTCCCGACCCGGCACCATCGACGGTCAACAGTTTGGCGCACACATCGGCGGCAGTGTAGGTCGCGGCGTTGAGCGGGGTGAAGCCGAGCCGCCCGGTTATGTCGGCATACCACGCGCCGTGTTGGCCATCGAGCAGATCGGCGTCGAGGCCGGACCCGGCGCCGTCTTGTGCCAGCAGCCAACCCAGCACCGCCGCCTTCGCCCCGGCCGGGGTGAGCGCGCGCAAGGCGTCGATCCCTGCCTGGGCCTCGGCGGCTGTGGCCAGTTCGACCACGCCTGCGCGTTCGGTGGTGGCAGGCGGATTGATGAAGTCAGTGTTGCCGAAGGTGAGCGCGGCGGCGGCGATATCGGCAAAGATCACGTCGATCGCGAGTAAGCCCACCGATGCCGCCGTCTTGTTCAGCACCGGGTCGGTCTGACCATAGATCGCAAACAGGGTGCCGTCGGCGAGATAGAGCGCGAAGGAACGCAGTACGTAGACATCGGCGCTGGCGTCGGTGACAGACAGGTGGATCGTATCGTTCGCGACAACATCTCCAGCGAGGGTCGAGAGGCGCTTTATTTCGCCGGGCAGGGCGGTGGAAGCAGCGGTGGGCACCAGGGGGCCGGCCGAAAACCCGACTTCGGATATGGTGACTGGCGCGGTTCCGGTATTCTGAGCGTTGACGATCGCGGCACGCCCCGCGTCGGTTACGATGATGTTGAGAGGCATCGAGTATCTCCGGATCTGGATCAGGAACCAATGGTCAGCGCATCACCACCAAGGGTGAGAACGAAGCCGCCGAGCAGAAGTGCATTGGACGGAATGTCCCACGGTGGAGCGTTGCCCTGGATGCGGGCGTGTATGGCCGGGCGGGCGATTCCGCGCAGAACGATGCGGGCAGCAGAATTGACCGCCAGGACGAATTCGAAATGAGAGCGCAGGGGCTTGGTCGCCTGAATCTCGGCGATCACGGCATTGACCATTGCTTCGTCCGGTGCCGCGCCATCAGCCCCCGAAAGGCCGACGGTGACGGTGAAGGTATGGGGTTCGCCGGGCGGTTCGGTCTCGAACCATTCGCGCATCACTGCACGCCCGCCCAACGAGGCAATGACCAGTTCGACCGAACGGATGGTGCCCTTTCCGCGCTGGACCTCGATCGCCAGAGCGACACGCTGCCGGCGCACCGCCAGAGGCCAGCTGGCATCCCATTGATCGATCGACAGTGCCCAGGCGAGCCAGGGCAGCAATGCCTCGGGGCAGTCCTGTGCCGACCACAAATCGCGGAACGGTGTGTCGATCGCATCGAGGCGGAGCGCCGACAGCATTTCGGCAGCGCGCTCCAGCGGCGTGGCATTTGGCGGCAACAGACCGGTCATCCACCTGTGCCCGCATCGGTAAGGGTGACGGCGGTGCAATAGCCCGCCTCGGTCGGGCCAAGGGCGATGTCGGCCGCCGGGCTCGATAGGGCCACGTTCTGCACTCCTTCGCGGAACAATGCGGCAATGATGGCGGCGCGCGTTACGTCGCGACCGAGCCGGATGGCGATCGACAGCCAGTCGGCAAGGGCGGACTGGGCTGCAGCCATCACCACCGCGCGGTCGGGGCCGGGATAGAAAGTCAGGGCGGCGTCGATCGCGAATGGCACGATCGTCGCTGGCTGCACCGTGACCAGGTCGGTCAGGGGCCGGATCGTGTCGGCATTGAGGCGCGCCTCGACCGCGTCAAGCACGGGGCCTGCCGGACTGCCGTCGCCGGTACGCGACAGGACGGTGACGATCACTTCGCCAGGGGCAGGGCTGATCGCGCTGGCATCGCGCACATCGGACGCGGCAGACAAGGCGTGGAAGATGTAAGCCCCCGCCGGGCCAGCAACAGAATATCCTTCGGGCGCCAGCACCATTCGCCGCCGGAAATCGTCGTCGGTTTCCAGCACCGCCGCGGTGCCGCTATCGGGATCAGCCGGGGCGATAATATACCGCTCGATCCCGAAAAGGGTGGCGAGGTGATCGAGATCGGCTCCCCTGGCATAGGCGGGCATGACCGCCCGGGCGGCATCGTTGACTCGCTGGCGCAGCACCAGTTCGCGATGGGCGAACAATTCGATCAGCTTCATGATCGGGTCGCTTTCGACGGTGGCATCGAAATCGGGGAACAGCGCCTGAAACTGTGCGAGCGATGTGGCGCGGATTGCCTCGAAACCGAGCGTCTCGACCACGTCGGGGGCAGGGAGGCGCGAGAGATCGACGCCTGTGAAGCTTTCGGAAGCGATGGGCATAACGTCATGTCCGCCGGGATGCCCCGCGCGCTCAACGCCCGCGCGTTGTGCGAACAAGAGCTACAACGCGAACGGGTGGCGCGCGACCGAGAGGGGAGGTGAAACAGGGCCGCATCAACCAGTATTCGGAGCCATCGTGGCCAAGCCAATTGAGACCCTTGACGGCAGCGATGCTACTGCGTTTCGCGCCGCCCTTTCCCCGCACATCGACGCCGTTCTGGACAGCAAAGGATATAGTCCCGTCGCCGAAGCCGTAGCCGAGGCCGGGGCGAGCCGGGAAATTGCTGTCGCCAAGGCAGCAGACGCCGCGTACTGGGCCGGGCAGGCGGCAACCTTGCCTTCCATGATCCGGCCGGTCGGCGAAGAAAACGGTGGCGCTCTGGGCTGGCGCTGGCGCGTGGGCAACAGGCTGTACGCGAGCTTTGATGCGGGGATCGGGCACTATTTCCGCAAGGCACGCCTGGGTGCCAATGTGACCGTCGACGACAACACGGCATTGCCGCTCAGCAGCCGGTTGCTTTCGTCTCCCGTCGGCTCGTTCTTCCAGCGGTTTGGCGACGGACTGGGTGAAAGCACCATGCGGTTCCGGATTGGGAACCGCCTTTATGCCACGCTCGACACCGTTTCGGGCTGGTATCCGCGGAAGGCCACGCTACCTGCGTCAACAGTCATCGACGACAGTCCGACGGCTACACTGCTCAGTCGCCTGGTCAGCGCCGGCATTGGGCTGATGTTACGCCAGCTGCCTGTCGAGGCGGGCGGCATAATGCGGTTCCGCCTTGGCAATCGTCTGCTGGGGCAATGGACCAGCAGTGGTGGTTTCCAGTGGTCGCGGCAGACGCTGCCGGCCGACTGCAAGATCGCCGATCAGCCGTCGGTCAATCTGGTCGATCGACTGGGCGGCAGCTTTGCCGGGATGGGGGCGAGCACGAGCTACCTTGCAGTTGCTGGCCCCGATACGCTGGGGCGCCAGCAAGTAAGCGTGCGGCGCAAATCCGATGGCAAACGTATCCAGATCACGGCAGGCGCTGCCTCGTGCCGCTCGCCAATCATCTCCGGCGACAGCGCAGTGCTGTTTTATTCCGATGCCGATCAGCGCGCGATGTGGGCGCCGGTCGAAGGTGGTGCGATCTGGCCGGTTGACCCTTACGATGTGATCGACTGCTGGGGTGACAGCCTGACCGCAGGCGCCGGATCGACCGGCGGCCAATCATATCCTGCCCAGTTAGCTGCCCAGCTGGGCGGGGTCGTATCCGCTGTAAACAACAACGGAATTGGCGGGCAGATCTCTGCCGACATCGCGGCGCGTCAGGGCGGCTCGCCAGCCTTGATCACGGTGACGGGAAATCAGATCCCGGCGTCAGGTCCGGTCACGGTAACGGCCTATAGCCAGGACCTGTTGTACAATTCCGGCACATCCGGATCAGCCACCCTGGCAGGGACACTCGCGGGCGTGCCGGGCACGCTTTCGGGCAATGCGGTCACAGGACGCAACAACGCCACCTACACCTTCACTCGAACGGCGGCCGGGGTGGCGACTGCTTGTCCAGCGGCGACGCCATTCATTCCAGACAAGGGTGTTGCAACCCAGGCGCGAGTGCAGCTGTTCACCTATGGACGCAACGATGGAACAAGCGGCACTGCCACGATCATCGCCAAGCTACAGGCCAGCATCGGTTATCTGAAGGCCTATGTTCCTCGATACCTGGTCGGCGGCACGCTGGCTGCACCCGGGGATTCGCTGGCGGCATTCAACACCCAGAATGCAGCGCTGCTGGCGCAGTTCGGCACCCATTTCGTGGATCTCAACGCCGTCCCGACGATCGAAGAGATGACCCGCATCGGGTTCGTGCCCGACAGCTATGGCACCTATTCGAACGGGCGCACCGACGCCGGTGATCTCGCCGCCGGATACATCCCCAGCGGGATGCGATCAGGCGCGACAACCGGCAACGGCGATTTCCTGCACATGAACAACTTTGGCTATGCGCTGTGGGCCCTTCGCTATCGCCGCGCGCTCTACGCCATGGGCTGGTTCCCGGCCCTCACATTCATCTGACGAAAGGTTCTTGATATGCCGTATGGCCTGGATTTCGCGCTTCCCTACACCGGTGATCCCGATCCGACGCTTCCATGGGCGGACGACGATGATGCGCTTCTGGTGCCGGGCTCAATGCTGCTGATTGAGCCCAACCACTCGGCCAATCCGCTGGTTGGCGTTCCTTCAGCAACTGGCGCGCTCATCCCGAACATCGCGTGGAAGCGCATGGCCGATCTTCTGGGTTCTGCCGTGGTAACCGGCAGCATTTCGGGCACTACCCTCACTGTGTCCCTCCGCACAAGCGGCCTTCTCAAGAAGGGGCAGGTCATCGCTGGGTCCGGCATCACCGCAGCGACCGTCATCCTTGCCCAGCTGACATCAACGGAGGCGAGTGGCGCTCTGGGCGGAGCGGGCACATATCAGGTCAGTATCGCCCAGACCGTGGCCAGTACGGCGATCACCGTCGCGGCTGCGACGCAGGATGCGCTCAAGGCAGTCACCAGCATTGGCGGCGCAGTGAGCCCCAGCACGCTAATCATGGAGCGCAGCGGCAAAGGCGGCCTCCATGGCATTGTGACCCAGACCAACATGGTCGGAACGGCGACGGTTGTTCGCCTGATCGCCGCCGACTTGATAAAGGAATACCTGCTCGGTAACTGGACGAATTCGTACTACTTCTCGATGTGGCACCGCCCCACGCGGCGAGCGGACAACACGTCTCTTGGCGCGAACGCTTCCTCGCCGAAGTTTGAAATTACTGCCAACGTCGCCCCGACGACCAACTATCTGGGCTACTACAACAGCAACGGCGGCTATTTTCCTCAGGCTGGCGCGGCGATTGGCAGGGCCGATCTGCCTGGAATCGATACCCTCGCCAATACGTTCATGGCCGGAGCATCAGCCGGCTTCACCGGGACACCGCCGACGACCCTTGGAGCGGTAACGGCAGATGTGGGTTGGGGATTGTTGGTCGGCTACCAGTCCGCGCCATGGCTGAACAAGGCGGGTAGCCATATCCTCTACCGCTTCTACATGGAGGACCTGACCGTGTCAGGTCGCACCTACGCCCAAGTGCAGGCACAGGACTACGCCTTGTTCCAGGCGGCGTTCGGTGCGGGCGGGCGCTATGCCGGCGATACCTTCACCGCTCCGGCAATTTAGGCGGCGGCGCCAGTAACGCGCAGATCAGTCAGATTGCCAAAATCCTTTGGCGCCGGGCATCATGAACAGTGGCACCCCACCATGCTGCCAGATATCGGAACCGAGAACGATTGCCCCGGCCCCCAGAATTACCAGGAGAGAACGCAGAAAAGGGGGCAGCCTGATCAGCATCTGCAGGGCCTAGCTGATTATCGTCCAGAGTGCAATTTTACGTCAGCCTACACCTCTTTGCATTAGCCGCCGGTCGGAAAAGGATCCCTGGCATCATAAGCACGAAATGCCCCGCCGTTTTTCGGCGAGGCATTTCTTTCATACGTTTCATGAGAGGGGATACGCTGACCAATCGGCCGATGTCAGGTGTACCTCGAAGAGGTTGATTTCTGACACGTTGTCATTGCGGGAAACTACGAACGGGTCGGACGGAGCCGAACAAAAACATCACGCTGAACTCCTTTCGGATTGGCGCAGCGTCGCTCTTCACTGGACAACACCGACATCCTGACCGGTCAGTCATTTCATGGCAGCGCCTTCAGCGATGGCGTGATGATACGCCGCAACGAGGTGCATCATGGCCGCCCTGGGCGCTATCCGGTTTTTAACGATCCATACCACCGCCACGCCTGAGGGGATGGACTGCACCGCGCAGCAGATCGCGGACATGGACATCAGGCGGTTCGGCATCGAAAGCTATCATCACATCGTCACGCTGGACGGGATCGATCACGTGCGCCTGGCCGACACGGTGAAGGGCGCGCATGTGGGCGGGCACAATACGGGCAATATCGGCGTGTCGTATGTCGGCGGGATCGACCGCACGACCAAAAAGCCCAAGGATACCCGCACCGCAGCCCAGCGCGCGACCTTGCGCAAGATCGTGCGGGCCTATCAGGCGAAATATCCCGGAATCAGGGTAATGGGCCACCGCGACTGGAGTCCGGATCTGGACCGCGACGGCAAGATCGAGCCGAACGAATGGTTGAAAGTCTGCCCCTGTTTCGACGTGGCGGCGTGGATGGCCGGCGGCATGCCATAGGGCCCGTGATCAGCCTGGCGATTGCCATTGCCGCGCGTGCAAGGCAGGGTCAGCTCGTCTGTCCCATTTCGGGCATCGGAGTGATAAACCTTCATGCTTTTGTCGATCTTGGCGGCCGGCGTGTCGGCCCTATGCGCAAATCCGAGCGTCCATGACGGCGACACGATCCGCTGCGGCGCAGAGCGCATCCGCATTCAGGACATCGATGCGCCTGAGTTGCCCGGATCGCCAAAGTGCGCAGGATATCGCTCGCGCTATGCCTGGTGTGACTATCAGGCTGGATACAAGTCGCGCGACGCGTTGCAGCAGTTCCTGGTCAATGGACACGCCCGCATCAATCGGACCGGAGTTGACAAGTATGGCCGGACGTTGGCGCTGATCACGGTGAACGGCCGGGACGCGGGCGCGTACCTCGTCAGCCTTGGCCTTGCCCGACGCTGGCCATAATCGTAGCCGGGCGAGGTAGCCCTTGAGCCGCCCCGCCCGGTATGGCAGGTCAGATCAGCATTTCTTGAAGTGACCCTTTGCGTCGCGGCAGGGCGCCTTCTTTGCCGTGGCAGGCTTGGCCATCGGGGCGGCGGCAGCGGGTGGGCATTTGATGAACTTGCCCTTTGCGTCCTTGCAGGGTGCCGCAAAAGCGGATGCAGGCATGGCCATGACAGCCGCCCCCAAGAGCGCGAGTACCAGTTTCTTGTTCACGTTGTCGGTCCTCCTGTGCCGAATATCGGCACAGGCATCCTTCACCGAAGCGATTGTTCAAGCGGTGGTCGGCAAGTTAATGATGTGTAATCTGCAAACCTGCGTCAGGACGCGGGGAATTTCAACCAAGCGACAGCATGGCGGCCAAAGCGCCTGGCTCGCCCCCAGGGATGCGCTCGCTGTTTACTGGAAAAGCCGATGTTCCGTATTCAGATCGAGGTCCTGCGGCTCCAAAGATTGCAGCGCTGACTCAATGTGGATCGCCGCCATGCTTAGCTGGTGCCGATCGAGATATTCGAGGATGGTTTTGAGTGTCGTTACGACAGTCGAATCGACCTCACGTCCCACATGCGTTCTCCTGCTTCCGACAACCTTCCGAGCGGTCGACTCGAGGATGTAGCATATCTTTAGTTAACTCACTACTATTCCCAATGATAGTAGCTCAAATTGGATGTTGGAAGATCGACTTTCGACACCTTGACGGCCCGACGATGTGGCACTTCTACTTGTCTAGCGAGTCAAGCACGGTGGCCATGATGTCATCCCGGTCCTGTGGCGAAAAGCCGAACAAACGGCGGGCGGGGTAGCGGACTTTGATCGAATTGCGGATGCGGTGATCGACCTTGTCGGTCAAACCGGAATGGTGGACGGCTGCGGTGCCCGCGACCAGCGGGCGAAAAAACAATTCTACATCATCGGGACCCACGCGAGTACGCATATTGCGGGCGAGAGCGGTTTTCTTGAACATCTTGCCCTTACGCGCGCGGATGCGGCCGCTCTTGCTCTTCTTGGGCTTGCGCGGTTCCATCGGGGTGCCGTCGGGCTGGATGTTCTGGCGGATGCGCTCGGCGTTACGCTTTTGGAGCATCTTGGCGATCGCGCGGCTCACCTTGATCCGTTCACGCGGGTCGAGCCGGGCAAGGTAGCCGGCCAGCCATGGTTCCAGCGCGGAGAGATCGTCGCTCACGTCGCGGAGGGCGCGAGCTGTTGGCCGTTGCTCCAGATCGAGGTGAGCACCCCATTGCCCAGACGCAGCGGTTCATCGTCGGGGAACAGCGGGTCGGGTTCCGCCGTGGTTTGCAGATCGACGCCGCCGTCGTCGCGCGGGATGGCGCGGACGGTTTCCGTGAGCTGCAGCACGATGTGGATATCGAACGACTTGTCGTCGAGGATATCGGCCTCGAAGGTGAACGCGCCTTCCTTGCCCGGAGCCAAGACGTCGGGCTGCTGAATGCGCAGCCAGTCGGCGATGATGAAGAAGATGGCCGCCGGATCGGTGGCGCAATCGGTGACGATCGCATTGAGCTCGTAATCCCAGGAAAAGCCGCGCTGGCACGTCATGGGCGCGCGGATCGTGCCCTTGTCCACCCACATCGCGAGGCGGCCAGGGTCGCGCGCCAGTTCGGGCAGGCGGGACAGCGCCGCGCGCAGCAGGTCGGGCTTTTTCATCTGCGGTCGCTGCTAGTCGAACTGGGCTGCTGCTGGTGCCGCTCGGCCTCGTACCGCAGGGTGTGACGCACGGCGATCACGAACCCGGTGAGGCCGCCGAGAATGCTAATCACGGTGATCGCGCCAATCAGGTCAGGCAGCATCGTCCGGACTCCGGTTGTTGGCCATGCCGAGCCGTTTGCGGAACAGCCATGCTGCGCCGTCGAGAAGGAGAGGGAAACCGATCATGCCCTGCGCCATGGCAATCAGGACACCCGCCACGGGATCGAGGTGGTAATAGGACACCAGGACGATCGACACGGTGGCGAACGCGGGAAGGGCAGAAACCTCGCTGATTGCAAGCCAGCGTCGGCGGCGGCGCCAGTGGGCGGTCAGCACTGGATCGACCGGCGGATCGATGGCCGCGCCGTACAGCTGGATGCCCAGCTTGGCCGCGACGATCATCGTCGACGCGAACAGCGAGGCTGCCCACCAGAAGAAGAAATCGCGCCAGTTGTTGATATCGGGTCCCATGCTCAATCCCACAGGTTCACGGTTTCGCGGGTGACGGTGCTGGCGGGCGCGATCACGGGCAGGGTCACCGGGGTGCCTTCGGCGATGGTCACGCCACTTTCGGCAAGTCCGCGGTTCAGTTCGAACGCCGCCTCGACCACGCCGCCCTCGGTCGTGCCCAGCACGCGCCAACAGATCAGATCGAGCGTGTCGCCCTGGTGCGCGGTGGCGGTAGTGGTGGCCGGGAGGGCCATCAGATCAATTCGACATCGATGCGGGGCGTGCCGAGCATGTCGCGCACGGCCTGCATGGCGAGGACCTTGTAATCGGCCGACGTCATTGCCTGGACATCCGCGCTGTTGTGGCCGTCTGCGGTGGCAGACACATCCCGGTGCAACTCGGCCAGTTCTGCCCCGGCGGCAAAGCGCACGGCGCGGGTCCACAGCACCACCATGCGCGGGGTGCCGTTGATGGTCCGGTCCGATTCTACTTCGGCGAGATTGCTGGCGCCCTCGGCCTCGCGCCCGGCGCGCCATGCGGCCAGCTGGCCCTCGATGGTGATCAGCCCGCCCTCGATCGCGCCGAGCAGGCGGGCGTGGGTGACAACTTCGCCCAAGCGCAGGGCATCGCGCATCGCGTTGCAGTCGATATCAGGCCACCAGCCATCGCCCGCCACCACCGTGTTGGTGGGGGAGGCAGGGGCAGGGGGAACGGAGACCAGCGACATCGGGACGGGCTTTCAAGAAAGTGGGGGGTGAGGGTCAGGACGGTTCGGCCAAGGCCTCCGGTCCGTTCCCGCCCCCCGGCGCGGGTGGCGCAGCTCATGCAGCCGGGGCGGGGATGCCCTCGGCCAGTTTCTTCAAATCGCGTTCGAGGCCTTCGATCAGCTTTTTGGCGCCGACCTTGCTGTCCTTGGACAGGGCGCGCTGAAACTGGGCGATGGCGGCCTCGATGATCTTGCCACGGCCGCCGGCGACGGCGCTGTCGGCTTCGGGGTCGAATGCGTCGGCGCGGGCCTTGAGCGCGAGGCCCAGCGCCTTGGCCAGTTTTGCCCGCACCTGATCATGCATGTCGTGGTCGCAGGTCAGCGCGTCGACGGTCTGGAGCGTGGCCAGATCTACGGTTGGCGGGGTGACCAGACCGGCTTCGGCGAACTCCTCAGCGATCAGGACGGCGGGCTGGCGCTTGTACCGTTCGGGCAGGGCGATGCCGTGTTCGAGCACGTAAGCGGAAAGGTCGAGCGCGAGCGGCCATTCGGCCAGATCGATGGCCCAGACCAGCATGGTCGAAACGATTTCGTCCTGCGTTCCGGCGACTCGCTGCAGCGCCCCTTCGATCCAAGGGCGGTAGGTTGCGATCATCGACCGCTTTGCCTCGATCTTGCGCGCGGTTTCCTGAATGTTGGACAGGCGGCGCAGATCCTGACCCAGCGACATCAGCAGCATCTGATATTGGTGCGCAACAGGGCCATCCTCGGGCATAGGCGCGGCGCCGGTGACAGGCACCGACTGGCTGGACGCGAGGCGGGCCAGCGTGGTTTCGCGGTGGCGGCGGGCGAGGCTCATGACAGGACTCCGGATGGTGGAACCTTGCCCCTCCCGATGCGCCGGGGCGCAACGCGGGAGGGGAAGGGAAGCGGCTCAAGATCGGACCACCGCTTTTTTCACTGGGCTCACGCGGTACCGCCGGTCCCGGCAGCGAAGCGGTCAATGCCACGGGGTATGGGGTTACGGCTTGGCGGCGAGGGTGATGTTCTCGACCAGGGCGACCTTGCCGAATTCCTCGACCACGTAAGCCTCGTTGACGCTCTCGTAGTTGGCGATCCGGTTGTATTCCGGTTCGTCCTTGAGGAAGCGGCGGCGGGTGCCCTCCTGAAAGTAGATCGACAGGTTATCCAGGCTGGTGATCAGCAGGGCATTGGCCGGGAAGAACGGCACGCGGATCGCCGGAAGGCCGCCGATCTGCTTTTCCGAGCGCAGGATGCGATCGCGCGATTCCTGTTCGGTGGCCTTGTCCCCGGCGGTGTTAATCATCGGGAAGTACTTGTCGTGGACCAGATCGCGTCCGCAGATGACGACCAGGTCGGTGCCGTCGCGCTGCCATTCGTCGAGCAGCTCGATCGCGTCGTAGACCAGCGCGTCGAGGTTGACGTAGTCCGCCTTGGCCGTGGCGGTGTTGTTCAACACCTCGTTGTACAGTTCCACGCCGCTGGCGACGTAGATCTTGTCGGCACCTGCGCCGGTGAGCGCGCCGTCCTTGAGCCAGCGGGCCGGGGCCTTGGTGCGGATCTGGTACAGCCAGCCCTTGTTGACGTCCTGCAGCAGCGGCGAGGTGGTGCGGTTCGTGGCAGCGGCGACCGAGGTGCCGTTCCATCCGATCATGATCCGGTCGCGGCCCTGCTGCTTGAGGATCACGTCGCGCAAGATCGTTTCGAAGTTGGGCTTGTGACGCCACGCATCGAGCTTGGCATAGCTCAATGACCAGTCAAAATCGGTCTTTTCGCAGCGATAGCTATCGATCGACGAGGTATCGGTCGGATCGCTGGGCTGGCGGCGGTTGTTGCCCGACGTGTCGGTGCGACCCGCGATCGAGCGGGTGGCGTTGACGCCGATCTTTTCGCCTTCCTGTTGCACGACCGGATAGCTGTTGATCGAGTTCAGGAACTCGCTCGACTGCTGGATGCGTTCTTCCAGCGTCTGTTCGACCACCGGGGCGACGGTGAACGCGGTGGTGGCATCGGGCACGCCGTTGATCAGCGCGATCTGCGACACATAAGCGTTGAAGAGGAGCCGGGTTTCGTTGCGCATGGCATCAGGTCCTTGGAATTTTCAGTGGGCGCGGGCCGGGGGTAGATTTTTGCAGGGTCGGATCAGCAGTCGGTCTTGGCGTGGGTGGCACCGCCATTGGCGAGCGGGCGGGGGGTGAACACGGTCTTGGGCGCTGCCTCGATGTCGGTTTCGACCTTGGTCAGGCGCGTGCCGATGGCGGTGAGCGCGGTGGTGGTTTCGACCGACAGTTTCTGGACCGCGCTCGCGATCTCGCCGAGGGCGAGGCCGAAGGCGGCAAAGGCGCTGGCTTCGGGCTGTGGCGGGGTGACGGGGTCCTTCGGCTCCTGCGATTCCTGCTGCGCGACGGGGGCGGTGGGGGTGCCGGTCAGCTTTTCGACCAGGCCCTTGATCGAGGCGAAGATACCGGTCGGGTCGGGATTTGCGGGAGCATCGTCGGCGAATTCGAGGGTGACTTCCTCGCCGGCGCTGAACAGGTTGTCCGGGGCTTGCTTGCGCGCGGCCAGCGGCGACTTGTCGCCCTGCGACGCCGCGAATTGCAGCATTTCGGTGCCCAGGCTGGCGGGACTATCGGTGACAGCCAGGCCCACCAGATAGGCCTTGCCGCTGCCAGCGAAGTTGGGCTGGATCTCGACCGAGGTGTAGAGCTTCTGCTTGGCCTGGTTCATCTTGACCAGCGGATCGAGCGCGTCGATTTCGGCAAACAGGGCGAGGCGCTGTTCGGTCTTGCCGCCGATGGTCAGATCGACTTTGCCGGTCTTGAGCGACAGGACGTCGCCATAGGCCTGAAACGGGCCATCAGGCGTGACGCCGCGAATGTGTTCGAGGTTGACCCGCGCGGCATAGGTGGCCGGGTTGTAGCTGTCGGCCATTTCCTGCAGCCACTTTGCGTCGATCGCGCGGCCGTCAGTGGTGGCACCTTCGACGGCGACCCGGAAAAATCGCGATTTCGGCATTGCGTGTTGCTCCGTCCCTTGGTTGGTGCGGCGACCCGGGCGGGGCAGGCTGACCGACTTGACTGGACGCATAAGGCAGGTGCCCAGGACTATGCGCAACGCGGGCGCGTTGTGAGGTGCGGGGTCACAACGGGCGGGCCTTATCCAAGGGTGGGGGCTGGCACAGGGTGCCGCCATGGAGCTGCCGCCCGACAACGACAATTTTGACGAACGCGAAGCCGCGCCGGATGCAGGCGCGGCTGATGGCGTTGCGTCAATTCCGGTCGTGGTGGCCAAGCGGATCGAGGCACGCTCGCTGTACTGGCGCGGGTGGTCGATCACCCAGATCGCGGCCGAGCTGGGCCTAGCCTATACGACCGTCGCCAGCTGGAAAACGCGGCATGGCTGGGACAAGGCCAGCGCGATCGAGCGGGCCGAGGAAGGGACGCTCGAGCGCTATCTCCAGCTGGTCGCCAAGGAACAGAAGACCGGCGGCGATTACAAGGAGATCGACCTGCTGGGTCGCCAATTCGAGCGGTTCGACCGTCGGCGCAAATATCAGAATGGCGGGAACGAGGCCGACCTCAATCCCGAGCGCGCCAATGGAGCCAAGGCGGCGAATGCGAAAAAGGAGCAGGCCAAGAACCTGATCACGCCGGACATGCTGGCGCAATTGCGCGCCGACATGGAGACCGGCCTGTACGGGCACCAGCGCGCGTGGCTGTTGACCACCACGCATCTGCGCACGCGGATGATCCTGAAATCGCGACAGATCGGCGCGACGTGGTATTTCGCGCGCGAACGCCTGCTGGTCGCGCTGGAGACCGGCAAGAACCAGATATTCATTTCGGCAAGCCGGGCGCAGGCCAACATTTTCCGCAACTACATCGTCCAGTGGGTGCAGAAGGTTTGCGGGATCACGCTGAAGGGTGACCCGATCGTCATCCAGCGGGGCGATGACGAGGACGGGCAGGCGCTCGAGCCGGTCGAGTTGTACTTCCTGGGCACCAACTACCGGACGGCGCAGGGCTATCACGGCGATGTGATCATCGACGAGTGCTTCTGGATCTATGGGTTCGAGGAGTTGTTCAAGGTCGCCAGCGCGATGGCGACACAGAAACAGTACACCATCACGCTGTTCTCGACGCCCAGCACGCTGGCGCACGAAGCCTATCCGATGTGGTGCGGCGACCGGTTCAACCGGCGGCGGGCCAAGGGCGACAAGGTCCGCATCGATATCGGGCACGAGGCGCTGGCCGACGGCGTGCTGGGGCCGGACGGGATCTGGCGCCAGATCGTCACGATCGACGATGCCATCGCGGGCGGGTTCGACCTGGTCGATCCCGCGCAACTGCAGCTGCAATACGCGGTCGACGAATACGGCAACCTGTTCCTCTGCGTGTTCCTGGACGACAGCCAGTCGATGTTCCCGTTTGCGATGATGCGCAAATGTATGGTCGACAGTTGGGATGTCTGGCGCGATTTTCAGCCATACGACCCGCGCCCTTATGCCGGCGAGGTGTGGATCGGGTATGATCCCAATGCCAGCGAGTCCGGGACCGGCGATGATGCCGCGCTGGTGGCGGTGGCCGCACCGACAACGATCGGCGGCAAGTTTCGCGGGCTGGAGAAACAGCGCCTGAAGGGCCTCGATTTTGCCGCGCAGGCCGAGGCGGTGCGGGCGATGTGCGGCAAATACACGGTCACCCGGATGGGCATCGACACTACCGGCGCGGGCAAGGCGGTTCACCAGCTGGTGACCAAGTGGTTCCCGACGGCCGAGGCGATCAACTATTCCCCCGCAACCAAGACCGCGATGGTGCTGAAGGCCAAGAACGTGATTTCCAGCGGCCGCCTGGAATTCGACGCCGGATGGATGGACATGATGGCCAGCTTCATGGCGATCCATCCCGAAATCACCAAGGGCGGGGTCACCTATACTGCTAGCCGGGCGGGGGGCACTGGCCACGCCGATCTGGCCTGGGCGGTGATGCACGCCCTGTTTTTCGAACCGCTGGATATCACTGAACCGGTCGGCGGCGGATCTACCGTGGAGATACTATGACGATGAGCGATGTCCAGACTTTGCGCGCCACCGTGGCCGCACCCGGGCCAGCTCCGGAACCGCAGATCTATACGTTCGGCGAGCCGGAGAGCGTGCTCGACCGGCGCGAGATCTTCGACCTGTTTCAGGTGACCCACAACAACCGGTGGTATGAGCCGCCGGTGTCGATGGCCGGGATCGGCCGCGCCTATCGCATGGCGCCGCACCACCAGAGCGCGATCCTGCTCAAGCGCAACCTGCTGGTATCGAGCTTTGTGGCATCGCGCTGGCTGACCAAGGCGGACTTTGCGCGCTGGGCGCTCGACTGGCTGATCTTCGGCAACGCCTATCTGGAAAACGTGCCCAATTTCGCAGGGCGGCCCGCCGCGCTGCGCCCATCGCCGGCAGCGTTTACGCGGGTGGGGGTGAAGCCCGGGCAATTCTGGTTCGTGCGGTCGGATCTCTATTACGGCGACGAGTTCGAATTCGAGGTGGGCAAAGTCCATCACATGGCCGAGCCCGATCCAATGCAGGAAATTTACGGCATGCCGGAATATCTATCGGCGCTGCAATCGGGCCTGTTGAACGAAAGCGCGACGATCTTTCGCCGCCGCTATTACCTCAACGGCAGCCACGCCGGTTTCATCCTGTACGTTTCTGAGGAGGGACTGACGCAGGATGACAGCCAGGCGATACGCAACGCCCTGAAACAGTCGAAGGGGCCGGGCAATTTTCGCAACCTCTATGTCCACATCCCCAAGGGCAAGAAGGATGGCATCCAGCTGATGCCGGTAGGCGAGATGAAGGCGGCGGACGAGTTCCTCAACATCAAGGATATCACCGCGCAGGACATGCTGGCCGCGCATCGCACCCCTCCGCAGCTGCTCGGCATCGTGCCCAAGAACGCGGGCGGGTTCGGCAACGTGATCGACGCGGCGCGGACGTTTTACGAGCTCGAGATCATGCCGATCATGTCGCGCATGATGGAGGTCAACGACTGGCTGGGCCTGCAGGCCGTGGTGTTCGAGGATCTGCGCGCCACCGGCATGCTGGCCAGCGCGGGCAAGGCGCCGCCGGCGCTGGCCGGGTGAGCAAGAAATTCCCTCGCCCGTAAGGCGGGGGCTGGTCTGTTGGCGCAGACCAACCGGCGGACTGGACTCCGCCATGAGCGATCGACGTCGAATCGATCATCCCGCCCCCTGGCCGGGGATGGGAACGCATAGTGAACACACGAGCGGAGTCCAGACCCCATGACCAAGCCTGATTGCCTCGTTGCCTCCGGACTCAATCCGGTTGATCCTGTAAAGCCGCTGGCGCCCTATATCGGTGGCAAGCGTAACCTGTCGCGCCGCCTGGTGCAGAAGATCAACGCCATACCCCATCGCACTTATGCTGAAGTGTTCGTCGGCATGGGCGGGGTGTTTTTCCGACGCGACCATCGTCCGGCGGCCGAAGTGATCAACGACTGGTCCGAGGATGTGTCGACGTTCTTTCGCGTGGTGCAGCATCATTACGTGCCTTTCCTCGACATGCTGCGCTGGCAGATAACCAGTCGCGCCGGGTTCGAAAAGCTGCGCACAACGGATCCTGCGTCGCTGACCGATTTGCAGCGGTCGGCTCGGTTCCTGTACCTGCAGCGCCTTGCGTTCGGAGGGAAGGTCAACGGGCGGGTGTTCGGAGTGACGCCCTCGGCCCCGGCGCGGTTCGACATCACCAAGCTGGGCCCGATGATCGAGGCGGTTCACGAGCGCCTGTCGGGCGTGGTGATCGAGCGGCTCGACTGGAGTGCGTTCATCGGCCGGTACGATCGCGAGGGGACGCTGTTCTACCTCGATCCGCCCTATTACGGCTGCGAGCGCGACTATGGCGCCGACCTGTTCGACCGAGGACAGTTCGCGCACATGGCGGAGCAGCTGCGCGATGTGAAGGGGCGGTTCATCCTCTCGCTCAACGATCACCCCGAGGTGCGCGCGATCTTCGCCGGGTTTAAGATCGACGGTGCCGAGGTGCGCTATTCGGTTGGCGGCATGGGCAAGTCCAAGGTGGCAGGCGAGGTGATTATTTCCAATTGAGGGCCGGGCGAGCTTCGGCTCGCCCTAACATGGTCTGTGATCTCAGCCCAAGGGATGTCTGGCAACCGGCGACTCGAGCTCTGTGGAACGGCGAGGCTTGGGACGAAGCAGTCATTCGCAGACATAGTCGTGAATGGCCGGTTTCTGAAAAACTCGCCATTACCTGACACCGGATAAGTCGCGACGCACTCGCGCTTCCGCGGTCTGCGCCAACAGGGATTCGCCAACCTCCATTGCCGGACGGTGACTGCGCTTGCCCGATTGAGCGCAGGCGGGCTAACACCTTCGCGCCGGGTCCGGAAATAGCCGCAGCCTGAGAGGTTTGCGAAGGCTTGATGCCAGTGCAAGCTTGATGAAGGGGAGACGTTTCAAAGTGGTCCTTAAAGATGGCGAGTAGCACTGATCCCCTGACTCCGTTGGAGCGCGATCGCTCAAATTTCGTCCGTGGGTTGGTGCAGCGCCGCGAGGACGCCTTGGGCAGGCCCTCCATCTATGGGCGGCCCACGCCAAAGCGGATCGTGCAGTTCTGGGATGACCTCGAGCGCCTTCCGCAAGACGTCGATAATTGCATGAAGTCGTGGAGGAGGCTGGAACGTGCTGGCTTCGAGCTGGAGGTATTCGATCGGGACGCTGCTCGATCCTTCATCAGCGCTCGCCTTGGAGCGCGCCATGAAGCTGCGTTCGATAGGTGCTACCACCCGTCTATGATGTCGGATTACTTCCGCTACTCATACGTACTGGTCGAAGGCGGCTTCTACATCGACGCCGACGACGTCTACCACGACACGCCAATCGACCATCTCTTCGAGGACGGCCGCCTTAAGCTCCAGCCGTTTTGCTATGACATCCCGACGGGCCAGATGGTGGAACCATCGGTATTCACCGAGCCAGGCGCGGACCAGCCAGGTTGGATCTTCTATTTCAACACCACCCCTCTCATCGCAGCGCCGCAACACCCGATTGTCGAGAGGGCGCTACTGAACGCAACGGCATCACTGGAAAAGCATCCTTCGAACGGCCTGCCAGAAGTCCAAGCCTCGACCGGACCGGGAAATCTAACCCGATCTGTCTTCGAGGTTGTCAGTGAAGCAAGAACATCGGAATCATTACTAGTCGCGCATGACTGGGAAATGATCTCGACCAGCAAGTGGCCGCTGAGCTACCGCAATGATTCACGAAATTGGCGCCTCTCCAACCAACAAGAGTATCGCGCAGCCTCGTCGTTGGAGGGTCGATGAATCCGCTTCGCACGCCTGCAGTGACCCTCCTCTGGATTTTCCGGATCGCCTACAGTGTTCGCAGGCTCCTCCCGAAGCAGACGGTAAACTGCTTCGGGCCTCGCCAAGGCCACGAGGATCGCGTCATCGAGAAGATCTACGTGATCAACCTGGACCGCGAGCCCCGGCGCTGGTCGCGTGTGAACGAGGAACTTAAACGCATCCATGACCGTCTTGGCAAGGATCTCCGTAGCCTATCTGAACGGTATGCTGCTGTCGACGCTAGGAATTTCTCAAATTGTCCTCCTGAGGACGGCGAGATCGATCCGCATTACACTTTGTCCGACCAGCTCTTCGTGGAACCGCAGCCAAGGACACTCCCGTCGCGATTCGAGTTAGAAGCTCCCATCGCGATGACGGGAGCAGAAGTTGCTGTCGCGCGATCGCATATTGGGGTTTGGAAGCGAGTTGCCGAAGGGGCCGAGGAATACGCGCTGATCCTTGAGGACGACGTATGGTTTCACCCAAGGTTCGCGCGAGATCTAGATCAGGCTTGGCAGGACATGAGGGACGCCCATCAGGGCGCAGGCAGCATCGACGTTGTCTATGTCTCTTACATGGAAGCGACGAATGGCGCACCAAAGGCCTTCGTCTCAAGCAATGTATTCAAGCCTGAACGGGGGCTATGGTACCTATCCGGGTACATCCTCTCACGACGCGGGGCTCGCAAGCTCCTCGACGCTCTGCCCTGCCGTGGTCCCGTCGATCTTTGGATCAATCACCAGTTCAGTAAGCTGAACGTGTTCGCTACCAGGCGGTCGATCGTGGGCCAGCGAAGAGACAGCATATCGACAAATACCTACTCCATTCTACCTGCACTCTCCGGGATCGGCGCCATCAACAGCGAGGGTGCAGCGCTATTCCACGCTCGTCCGCCCGGCGCCCCTGTGATTGGCTTTGGACTGCCCGGTTCGGGTCAGTCATCGCTCGCGATGGCGTTGTCCATGCTTGGCTATGCATGCTGCAGCGACTTGCGCCGGTTACCGGCGCCTGAGTGGGATCGGCTCCGCGCCGGAAGCGCCGACCGCGCATTTGGCGCCTATGTCAACGTGGGGGCGCTCGCGACAGAAATCGAGCATCTCCGCCAAATGTATCCGCACGCCAAGTTCGTCATAACGACGTGCTCGAGCGATGCGGACGATCCGGTCTTTCAGGCGCTCCTGGCCCGGCTTAAGGGCGCTGAGGTAGCCTTGCTTGACACAGGCAAGGCCGATGCTTGGCGGGTGCTGTGCGAACATCTCAGATGCGTGCCACCGCAAAGCCCTTTCCCCCGCCTTGATGACCTCGGGCAACGCGACATCGTCGAGGTGCGAAGCGAAAGAGTGCGGCTTTCAGAACCTGCCAAATCGAAGTGGGATCGCTCGCCGTGGATCGTGGCGCCAAAGCATGATGATTGGGCGGGCATAGAGGTCACGAGTCAGGACAGCGGAGGATGGGCCGATATCGACTGTGGCGAGGGGATCGACCCGCGCAATTGGATTGCACGGTCGGATACCTTCACCGGCAACCTCGCATTATTCCGCCACTTGAACGTTGAATATGATAGCCTTGACGGAGCTACGCTGCAGGTCCGGCAAGAAGACCTTGGCGTGCGAGCATATAGTGCAGGGGCCATCACGAGCAACGCCGACTATCTTTTCGGCAGGTTTGAGGCCGTGTTCCAAGCATCTGACGTGCCGGGGGTCGTCACCGGCTTCTTCCTCCACCGGAATTTGCCCCACCAGGAAATCGACATCGAAATCGCAGGGAATAGGACGGACCGCTTGCTCGCGAACGTCTTCTATAATCCGGGCGAGGACGGCGCCCGGTTCGATTATGGGTATCGAGGCTGCCCATGTCAGATTGAACTAGGCTTCGACGCTTCCAAGGGCCTTCACCGATATGCGATTGAATGGACACCCCATGAAATCCGTTGGCTGGTAGACGGCATCCTAGTGCATCGACGCGTGCTTTGGAATCCAACCCCTATTCCCCACCTGCCGATGAAATTGCATATCAACGCTTGGCCGTCCCGGTCCTCGCAGCTCGCAGGACGCCTCAGGAATCGGCGACTGCCGGCCACGGTTCGGGTGCGGTCGATACAGGTCTGTGGGTACGGGTCACTCTTGCCGGAGTCTCACCCTGGAGCTGGTAGCGGCCCGAATGCGTCGATCCTCGAGGTAAGGCCAGCATGAAGATACTCTCCTATAATCCGGGCCATGACGGGGCATTTGCCTACATCGAGGACGGCCGGTTGGTCTTCTCCCTGGAAGCTGAGAAGGGCTCAGGATACCGACATTCTGCCGTGACTGTCACCGACGCCTTTGATGCCCTTGGCGAACTCGCTAGCGTTCCGGACGTCTTGTGCAAGGGTGGTTGGTGGCAAGATGGTCCAGCCCAAGCGGGAGGGGCCACAGTTGGCTATCATGGCTTGGAAGCCGGCAAGGTCCGCATCGGCCGAAAGCGGTTCCTCGGGAAGGAAATCGATCTCTTTTTTTCCTCACACGAAAGGTCACATCTGCTGTGCGCGTTCGGGATGTCGGGCCTTCCAAAGGGCACTGCGTGCTACGCATTGCTTTGGGAAGGCAACATCGGCGCATTCTACGAGATTAGTGCCGAGTTGCACATCACGAAGTTAGCGAATGTCGTACCGGAGCCAGGGCATCGCTACGCAATGCTCTATGCACTAGCAGACCCAACTTTCGACAAACGTAGCGCGGAATATTCAAGGCTCTCGGATGCCGGAAAGTTGATGGCTCTTGCCTCATTCTCGAGGCGAACGCAGGCAACTGGCGACGAAGAATTGATCACAGACTTCCTGCTGCAGGATCGCGAGCACCTCAAACCGCGTGACTGCGAGGCCCTCAAAGACCTTATCCATTACAATGTTGGGCTTGATGACCAGGAATTCCGGAATTTCGCTGGTATCTTCAGCGATCGGCTGTTCGATCGTTTTTACCAATTTGCCAAATCGAACTTGAAGCGAGGCATGCCCCTTCTGATCGCGGGCGGGTGCGGCCTGAACTGCGATTGGAATTCCAAATGGCGGGTATCTGGCCTGTTCAGTGAGGTATTCGTGCCTCCGGTCGCCAACGACTCGGGTTCGGCAATTGGCACCGCCATCGATGCCCAGTTCCATTTCACGGGTGACCCGAAAATCTCATGGGATGTGTATTCAGGTCTGTCGTTTGCGCGCGACGAGCCTGTCGATCACGCCGAGTTCGACAAGTTGGAATCCAGCGCCGCCACAGTGGCGACGATGTTGGCATCCGAACTTATCCTAGGATGGGTGAGCGGGAGGTATGAGATAGGTCCGCGCGCGCTCGGAAACCGTTCCATATTGGCTGCGCCGTTCAAGGATAGCACCCGGGAGCGCTTAAACCTCATCAAGCAGCGAGAGCAATTTCGCCCGATCGCCCCAGTTTGCCTGGAGGAGGATGCTGAAAAATGGTTTGGGTGCAAGCAGCCAAGCCCCTTTATGCTCTACACCTATCGGGCATCGACGACCGACCTTGCGGCCGTCACCCATGTGAACCGCACCGCTCGCATCCAAACTGTGTCCGAGCTGACCAATGGCCCTCTGTTCGAATTGCTAACTGCGTTCAAGGCTCGAACGGGATTTGGCGTGCTGTGTAACACTTCCCTTAATTTCAAGCACAAAGGCTTCATCAATAGCTCATCGGATTTGTCGATGTATACCTTGCAGCATCAGCTCGACGGATTTGTCATCGACGGGCAAATTTATATGCGGAAGTCGTCAGCCAGCTATCAAGCTTATCTTCGCGCTCGGTCGGAGGGTGTTTGTGGCGGCCCGGCGAATTAG